TCATGGCCTACTATGCCTGAAGGTCATGAAACTGGTAATGAGATGAGAAAGAGAAAGGGTAGAGAGATGAGAGCAGGGAAGAGACCATACCCTGTATATTGTGCAAAGAAAACTGGTCCTAACTTTGATGAGAATGGAAAGTATATCTACCCTGAAGGTAGTGGGTTTAGGTATACTGATTATCTGAGGGATAATCCCGACTCAACTGAAGCAAGTTCATATGGTAATAAAGTATCATGAGATTAGGAGTTATGTGTTCTGGTGAAGGTACTAATTTCCAGAACTTAATTACATTCCCTCAGATGAAACATGAGATTGTGTTAATGATACACAATACAAAGAAGTGTGGTGCTGTAAAACGAGCAGCAAAGTATGGTATCCCTCATTGTAGGGTTCCACATAAAGATGAAGATAAAATGATTGCTTTGTTTGAAGCATACAGAGTAGATTTAATAGTTTTAGCAGGGTATATGAGAGTTCTTAGGAAACCATCTGAGTTTCCATGTCCTATTATAAATGTACATCCATCACTACTACCTAAGTACAAGGGTTTACATGCAGTAGAACAGGCATTAGAATCAGGTGATAAAGAGACTGGATGTACTGTTCATTATGTCAATGAGGAACTTGATGGTGGTGAGATAATAGATCAATCAAGGGTTCCCATTTGTTCTGATGATACGGTTGAGACCTTGACCCAACGTATTCAAAGAGCAGAATACACACTTTTACCCATGGTTATAAACAATACTAAATAGGTCAGCATGTTATTATATTATGACAGATTCAGCAAAAAAAGAACCTAAAAAAGGTATTGTTGGTAAGATAAAGGAAGTAGCTGAGGATAAGGAGGAGCAACTTCAATACTTAGCGACACTGATAAGAGTGATAGTCCTTGTGTGGTCCGCAGGAATTTTAACTTTAAACTATGTCAAAATACCAGGATATGAGAGAGGAGAAAGAATTGATCCGACCTTCATAGCTTCGGTGTTTACTGGAACATTAGCTACATTTGGCGTTCAGGCAGGGAATGGTAAGAAAAAGAAAGAAGAAGGTGGTGGTGGTGCTAATATATCTAAAAAGGACATGGAGTTTCTTATTGCTAAAGCATCTGAAACCGCCCCTGCTCAGACTATTAGGATAGAGCAAGGACCTGTAAAGATTGTACCTGATAAAAAGTATGAATAAGTGGATTGGGTTGAGTCTTGGGACTCTCTTTGGTATTTCTCATGTTGCTATGATAGGACTTCTCACAAAGAAGAGTGAAATTCCTTTGATATCTCCTCCTGTAGGTCCATATACATCTTACGTTATCTCAGCAAGCAAAGAAGGTTATAAGATAAATTACGTTGGTAATGATCCGAAGACGATGTATAGAACAACTAAGATCAAAGAGAAAGGTGGTTTCTTAGGATTAGGAAATGAGAATAAGGAGATCGTTGAAGAGTACACGATGGATGGTGATGTACATATACGAAAAGAATATCAAATAAATGGAGGAAGTGGCGATCCTATCGCCAGTACCAAAAGCGAAGCATGTATCAAAGCAATCGGAAGTGCAGAAGGAACAGGACGTTTGGTGGGTACATCGATTGGTGCTAGTGCTGCTCCTACTCTTAGTGGTATCCCCTATGTTGGTTGGGTTGCTGCTGGCTGGATGGCAATGTTTGGTGGTAATCAGGGAGCTGATATAGGTGGTAACATGGCAGAGGATTTGAATAAGAATTGTTGACTTGATAAATTATTATGATAGAATCTGACTATGGAAACACATAGAAAAACACTGCTCCATCTCTTGAAAGAAAGAGCATATAAACACGGACAATTCACTTTATCATCTGGTAAAGAATCAGAGCATTACATCAACTGCAAACCTGTTACATTATCATGTGAAGGTAATGCTTTATTATCTGCTCTCATGATAGAAGAGATAGAGAAAGATGCAGTTGCAGTTGGAGGATTGACTCTTGGTGCTGACCCACTTGTGTGTGGTGTTGCACAGAGAGCATACTATTCAAGTCATAGACATGTTGATGCTCTGATCGTAAGAAAAAATCCAAAGGGATATGGTACAAAAGAAGTCATCGAAGGTAATAAACCACCCAAAGGATCTCTTATCACGGTCTTAGAAGATGTCACTACCACAGGTAATAGTGCTCTCAAAGCAGTGAACGTTTTGAGAGATGCAGGTTATGTTGTAAATCGAGTTGTCGCAATAGTTGATAGGCAAGAGAGTCACAAAATATGGGAGACTAATCAGTTAGAATTTGTATCATTGTTTACAATTCAAGATGTTATAAATGAATGTGTTTGAGTCCACACTGAACTAGGCAAAATTACCCAATCTGTGCTATAAATATTGTCAGTATGGGATTGAAAGATCATGCCCCTGACTAAACAGAGACATTACACCGTCGGTTATCACGACACACAACAGCATCATTACGAGATATGTGAATATGCCATGAGTGCATATGATGCAATAGAACACTTAAAAGAGGATGTATCCTATCTAAAGGAGCATCCTCATTTTATTGACTACTGCAAGAACGAAGAGGTTGATAACATCTCTCGTCTTATGGCATCTGGCATTCCTATGGGACATTAATTATGAAAGATGCAAAAACATTTAGATTCTCATATCTACTACAAGGATGGTGGTTAGTATTCATAATAATTGGAATTGCTTTAGGACCTTCAGTTGCATATGCTACATAAAGCAATGCAACTGTTTTTATGAGATACCACATCTACTGGAATGATAGAGTTTTAGTCAAGGACTTAGATAAGGAAGAGTTTGATAATTTGTGGAGTAAAATGCACTGGGTATATAATAAAGAACTAAACTTTCAAGAAGTTGGAGAAGATGTATTAGAGGAGGCATCATACTAATGGTAGTCTGGGGTGTCATGTGGATGCTTGCCATACTTCTTGTTACAGTTTCATGGTACATCTACTATATACTTCGTATGTCATTCATGGAGATGAAAGATGGCGAAGATGTATCCGCCAAGTCGGAAGAGTTGCTATAACTTTAGAGTTGTAAAGATCAACAGAGTTGTAGATGGTGACACCATTGATGTTACCATTGACCTTGGGTTTGATCTTATGAAGAAAGAAAGAGTTCGTATAGCAGGTGTAGACACACCTGAAAAAAGGACAAGAGATTTAGAAGAGAAGGAACTTGGTATAGATGCAACCAACTGGATGAAAGAAAAACTAGAGGGAGCAATCAAAGGAGATGATGAACTTACTATCAGAACTGAACTCAAAGGTGGCGTGGGTAAGTATGGTAGGCTTCTTGGTTGGTTATACATTGGCGATGTGGATGTATCACTCAATGAACAAATGATTAGTGAGGGATATGCATGGGAGTATGATGGTGGTACTAAAAAGAAAGACTTTCAAGAACTTAGAGATATAAGAGGGATATGAATGATGTAACTGTATTCATATTTGGAATAGGTTTTGCACTAACTGCTGGTGCTGCCTTTGCATTCATGTGGAAGAGCATGAGCATGGTGCAAGAGGAGTTGAGAAAACCACAGAGAAATGTGCATCCAGAAATGAAAGAGGTGCAAAATGGTGAAGAACTTTTAGTATTCAAGGTGAAAGATGACAATTCCACAGATTACAATTCCTAATTCACAGGTCAAGGAATTAAATATACCAAATGTATGGGGTGTAGATCATAATCTATTGCACCCACAGATTCCTTATGTCCCTGTAACTGTAGATATTGGTAAACCGATTGTAGATATACCTGGATGTGTTGAGGCACACGAACTCAATAAGACTCAGGAAGGTGGTACAAAGAATAAACAACTAGCACTGGATGATGATACTGTCACCTTTTGCGACGCTGGTACACCATCATTCAATTCGATGGACTATACACCAGAACAACTTACTATAACTCAAGATATACCACCACCTCCTGTTGAACCTCCACCAGATCCACCATCAGGAACAGATGTACAACCACCTAAGATACCTGAAACTGAGACAGAGTGCCCTGCACCTAATCAACCACGAGTGGGTGACCTGACTCAGAATGGAGAAGAGAAGGTTATAGGTCATGAACTACAAGGCACTACTTGTGTGGTGTTGTATGAACCTACGACAACTGCTGAGAAATTTTTACCATCTACAAATCAAGCCACAACTACAGCAGCAATAGCCATAGTGGCAACAGCATCTGCTGCAGCAACACCACTCTTGTTACGACTTATAAAACCTGCCATCAAAAAACTCACGACCACCGTCCAAAAGAAACTTGGAAAGCATCGTGAGTTGTCTAGGACTGAGATACGTGCTAATGAATACCGTGCTAAGAAGGGTCTTCCTCCTTTGAAGATCCGATAGAAATAGTTTCTAAATCACTTGCATTACCTGTTGCAGGTATGTCTATTTCATGCTTATGTTGACCAACAACGCCAGGTGGATTTACTAATACAACATCAGCACAAGTCTTATAATAAGGTGACTTAGGATGGAACATAATTCCAGCCTTCATTAGTTCACCACAATTCTTGAGTCTTGCTATTTCAAAATCTAATCTTTTATTTGCTGTTGCTTGGTTGACATTATTGATTACTGCTTCTGCTGCTGCTTTACACTGTTCTTGTAATTGTTTATCTAAAGGAAACGAAAAGGTTGCAGAGAATCCTAGATTTACGTTTTGGTTTGCCTTCTGCCCTGTGCGAGTAGGGATATAATAGAGGATCTGACCAGGAGAATCAGGGATACCATCATCATTGTTGTCAGCATTATTATATACGGGATCATTATACCATGGCTCGTAAGGATCTGACCAAGTTCCTGTTCTAGTGACATAGGGGGTAAAATTTGCGGTAGGACCTTGACATTGAACACCACCTCCGTATGTGTTCGTAATATAAGGACCTTGTAAAACTTGTATTGCCTGGTTGGTTACGGAGCCAGACGAGTTGGCCACAGGGTTTGCTGTCGCAGATACACCACCTACATCTGTTGCCATAACGGGAGTTATGTTACCAAAACCTACTGCTATTGCGAGAAGATACTTGTTGATGTGGTGACGGATTGTATGGTTTGGGTGCGATTTATTATGGTATGAGTCTGAAGACCTGGAGCTACATAGTGTTCCGTGAATTGGAAGGGTTGACCTGTTACAGTCTGTGTCCAATTCGGTTTGTTGTTCACATCTAGTCCTGTCCATGATGAAGTTACTCCATTCAATGTATTTGATTGAGCAGTACCTACGTCAGGTGTCATGCTCGTTCCATCGTGTTGGACATTTGTCCCACTAACTGAATATGTCCAGCCAGTCGAGTAGTCCATCGAATTAATGGTTTCTGTTACCGTGCTAGTGGTTTCCGTGGTTGAGGTCATAGAGCCCTGGGTGAAATTGGGGACCACAGGCACAGCCACCGCATTCGGTGCACTGGCAAGGGCAATAACACCCACAACTATCGCACGATAAAGTCTCATATGTTACCATAACTCCTTATTGTATAGAGAGTTCGGTTACATGCTGACCTGTAGCCACAGTACCTGCACCACCAGCTGTTAGTGTCATAGCACCTGCACTTGTTATGGTTCCAGCGAGTGTATCTTTTGTACCAGCAGCAGTTGAAACTTGTGTACTAAAGTTACTTACAGCACCCACTGTTGGAGCTGATGTTGGAACAGCATCGGCCTGGGTATATGACTGAGTGAAGCTGAACGCTGCACCAGGAACATCCTGTGTGGCTGCTATAGTACCAGGAGCATAAACTCCTGAAGTTATAGTACCAACAGAGACTGTGCTAGCTGTTGTACCATCCGTTGTATCGACACCGTTTCCAGTTATCGAGAATGAGGATCCTATCCTCTCCACCTGAGTTGCTGCTGCGTTCACCTGCAATTGAATACTGCTAGACAACTTATGAGTTATATCTGCTCTTGCAGCAGAAGCACTCAATGATAATAAAGCAAAAGGTAGAAGGAATTTCTTCATTTCTCTTTATATTATATCAGCTGTATTTAGCAACCTTGACATTTATACTCAGTGCTCTTATAATGCATCTAGATATAGTGTAGGTTCTTACAAATTTATGAAACTTTTTTTAGACACTGCTGATACAGAATTGATTCAGAAAGGATACAGCACTGGACTCATTGATGGTATAACGACCAACCCTTCGCTTATTAGGAAGAGTGGTAGAGATCCTGAGAAAGTATATGAAGATCTCATAGAGATGGGATTGAAGGATATTAGTATGGAGGTTGTAGGAAATAGAAAAGAAATGTATGAAGAGGGTCTTAGATTAGCAAAGAAGTTTGGTAAGAATGCAACTATCAAAGTACCATGTACACCAGATGGTCTTTCTGTCTGTAGGGAATTATCAAGACAACTCATCAGAGTCAATGTAACTCTTATATTTTCACCTTCACAAGCAATTCTATCTGCAAAAGCAGGTGCAACATACGTTTCGCCTTTTGTTGGTAGAGTTGATGACAATTCTTTTGGTGGTCTTTGTTTGATCAAGGACATTGCAAATGTATACTCTAAACAAAACTGGAAACAGACAGAAATACTTGCAGCATCTATTCGCAATGTAAGAGATGTTGGTAGAGCATTTGAGTATGGTGCAAACATATGTACCTTGCCACCATCTGTCTTTGATAAAATGTACAATCACATTCTTACAGAGAAAGGATTAGAAATTTTTGAAAAAGACTTCATAGCATCTCATGAAAATTATTGATAATGCTTTACCTGATAATATTATAAAATTATGTAATGATGATATAGATTCTAAGATACAACAAAGAGTTTGGGGATCAAATTTAGCGTGGGAAGATGAACTATATGAGGGTTTATCAGGGTCATGCCTTGCTGCTAGTCTAAGTTCATCTTGTTTATTGAGCGTTAGAACAAAACTAATAAAACATTTTCCCAAATCAAATAATTTACAATTCAATTATCATTTTTGGATGAGGCACTCTGGTATCAATTGGCACAATGATGAGAAATGGATTTTTGGTGCGACATTGTATTTGAATGATTGGAAAAAAGAATGGGGTGGATTATTTTTATGGGAGGATAAAGGTCTGCATTGTTTATGTCCAAAAAAAGGAATGCTAGTAGTCAACGATAAGAGGCAACCTCATTGTGTAACACCTGTATCACTAACAGCATCACATGGAAGAAGATCAATACAAATTTTTGCGGATTGACAAATGGATATAGATACTCTACAATATAGTATGAAAGAGATTGGTATGATTCAAAAAGAGTATAGACCATGGGGATGGTTCAAAGTTCTAGAAAGGGGTGACAAATACTGTGTCAAACAACTCTTTGTAGAAAAAGATATGAGAATCTCATTACAATTTCACCGTTATCGCACTGAGGATTGGGTGATTGTAGAGGGAGATGGTGTTATAACTCAAAGTAATCTTGAAACACCATGCAAAGTTGGTGATACATTCCATATATCAGTCGAACAGAGACATAGAATAGCAGGTGGAAAGAATGGCATCACTATTATTGAGGTGCAAAGAGGTAAGTGTCAAGAGGATGATATTGTAAGACTTGAAGATGATTATAATAGAGTAGAACATCATACATGGGGGCACTACTAATGTTTACACCAGAAGACCCTGCACATTATCAACTTGGTAAGATACAGGTCTGGGATTTTATAGCAGATCAAAAATTAGATTTCTTTGCAGGTAATATAGTAAAGTATATTTGTCGTGCAGGTCACAAGGGTGACAAACTTGAAGATCTAAAAAAAGTCAAAGCGTACATTGACAAATACATAGAATTATGTTCCTAGTCACAGGTGGTGCAGGTTTTATTGGCAGCAATTTCCTTCACTACATTTCTAAAGATACAGACCTACTTGAACCTGTTGTTGTAGTAGACAATCTTTCATATGCTGCAGATGTAAATTTCATACCAGATACAGATCAATTTATTTTTGAGTGGTGTGACATATCAAATGAGAAAAATGTAAATTATATCTTTGAGAAATACAAACCTAGAAAGGTATTTCATTTTGCTGCTGAGAGTCATGTTGATAGATCGATAAAAAATTACAGACCATTTTTAGAATCAAATATAGTAGGTACTATCAATCTGCTAAATGCTAGTGTGAAGCATGATATAGAAAAGTTCCACCACATCTCTACTGATGAGGTGTATGGTTCTTTGGAATATGATGACACTGAATTATTCAAGGAGACTACTCCCTATGACCCAAGAAATCCCTACTCGGCAAGCAAAGCAGCGTCCGATTATTTTGTCAAGACATGGCACAACACTTACGGTTTACCTTATCTTATTACTAATTGTTCTAATAACTATGGTCCTCATCAACATATAGAAAAACTCATACCACTTGTGGTAAGTAATGCGTTGGATAATAAGATAACATATATGCATGGTGGTGGACATCAGATAAGAGATTGGTTATATGTGTACGATCATTGTTCTGCTATATGGGAATTGGAAGTACAAGCAGTCATCAATGACACATTCAACATTGGTGGGTCATGTGAGATGAGAAATATAGATGTGACTAAAATGATACTAAGTATGATGAAGAAACCCTTCAGTCTAATAGGTATCAATGATGCACGACCTGGTATTGATAAGAGATATGGTATGGATCATAGTAAGATAACTAATCGAACAGGGTGGAGACCATTCACTGATTTTGATATAGGTCTTCGTGCTACCGTTACACATTACTTAGAATTATTATCATGATTTCACTTTATGGACCAGGTTTTATTGGTAGGAATTTCTATCACATGTATGAACCAGAAACTGAGATAATAAACAAGGATGATCGTAAACCTAAGAGTAAGGATATTCTTTATACCATATCAACTGTGGACAATTACAATGTCCATGATAAAATAACACTAGACGTT